AGGCGACGACTGCTTCGGATACGTCCGCTTTGACTGACCTCGAACTTGAACTCAGCAGGCTGGGCGTCATCGCCCCGCCAAAACCCCGCCCCCAGCCAGCGGCCTACGCGCCGCCCCAGTGGAAACCAACTTACCCCGGCGAAGAACCGCCGTTTTGATAGGAGACTAACAACATGCGTATCCGCGACGTACTTTCCGCCATGATCGGCACCGTGTGCCTTTTCGTCATGCTCTACGCGGGCCTTCTGTTTGGCCATGGGATGGGGTGGTGAGATGAACCTCAACAAAGGCCACAAGGCCAAGATCGTCCTCGACATCATGGCCGACATCCCCATGATCGACTACAGCGCGCAGGCGCAGGCTCTGCTGCAAGCCAAGGCCATCGAGAAGATGCCTGCCGAGGTGCGGGCGGTCTACGACAACCCGGACATGCGCCACTGGCTGGCTAAGCGCTACGCTTCGCACCACACCCACCTTTCTGGCTCCTACATCTTCTGGCAGAACAGAACGGGGGCGGGAGACTGGCTCTACGTCTCACGTTGCGGGCGCAACGGCGACCCGGAGGACCGAGAGCTTATGTCCGAGGTCCACGAACAGATTTACGAGCTTGCCAAAGCCGCCGAGGAGCAGTGGAAGGAACGTCGCTCGATGGAGGACAAGCTCAGGATGATGTTCTACGACATCCGCACCCTGAAGCAGGCCAAGACGCTGCTTGAGAAGGAGCTTCACAAGTACCTGCCGGAAGAGCCGCCTAAGGAACCCAAGCCCGCGCAGGCATCGACGGCGCTGGTGCCATATGTCGTGGCTGGCCTGCGCGAAATGGGGTGGCCCAAGGACAAAGAGGAGGCTGCGTGATGGCTGTCAAACTCGGAGCAATGGACACCCACATCGTGCTGACCGCGCTGTGGGATTACCGCGAGACCCTGACCACCTGCAACGACACTGCGCCCACCCCGCATATACAGGCCAGAATTGACAGCGTTGACCGCCTCATCAAGTCGTACAAGCGGTCGTTCTTTGCGCTGGATCGTCTGGAGGTGTGGTGATGAGCGCGCCAATAATCCATGTCGGGGACTGCCTGACCAGTCTGCGCGCCATGCCAGATCAGTCTGTGCAAACCTGCATCACCAGCCCGCCATACTTCGGCCTGCGCGACTATGGGGTAGACGGGCAGATTGGGCTTGAGGCAACGCCTGACGCCTTTGTGGCGCGGCTGGTCGAGGTGTTCCGCGAAGTGCGGCGGGTGCTGCGCGATGACGGGACGCTGTGGCTGAACCTTGGAGATAGTTACAACAGCATTGGCAGCGTCCGCGCCGGAAAAAACGACAATCAAAATGGCGTCGGAGCAAGCAAAAGAATGTGGCGCGAAGGAGCAGCCCGTGCTGATGGTTCGGTTAGGTCTGACGGGATGTCTCGCCGAAATATGGACGGCACACATGCACCGGGACTAAAGCCAAAAGACCTAATCGGCATCCCGTGGCGCGTCGCCTTTGCGCTGCAAGCGGACGGCTGGTATCTGCGGCAGGACATCATCTGGCACAAGCCAAACCCCATGCCGGAAAGCGTAACCGACCGCTGCACCAAGGCCCATGAGTATGTGTTCCTGCTGTCCAAGTCGGCAAGATATTACTTCGATGCGGATTCGATCAAAGAGGGTGCCGTAAATACAAAAATGCCGGGTCGAAAAATTAAGCAGACCACACATTACGGAGAGATGAATGGTGGCAACGCTGGCTTGACAAGTTTCATCGGAAAATACCACGAGGAAGGCTTGCCTAAACATCGCAACCGTCGCAGCGTCTGGACCGTCACGACAAAGCCGTTCAAAGGCGCGCACTTCGCAACATTCCCGCCCGATCTGATTGAACCATGCATCCTTGCGGGCTGCCCTGTCGGTGGCGTTGTTCTGGACCCCTTCGGCGGCAGCGGCACCACAGCGGGCGTGGCGCTGAAGAACGGACGCAAAGCTGTGCTCTGCGAACTCAACCCCCAATACGCAGCCATGATACCCACGCGCATTGCGGCAATTGCGGGAGAAACGCCTGATATGTTTTTGGAGAATAGCAATGAAACCCGTTGAGATTATTGTAACAAACCGCCTCCAGACTGGGACGGCCTTCGCTGTTCTGGCCGACGACATGACGCAGAACATCTTCATCCCGTCCAAGCTGGCTCTGGAAGCCAACGTGCGGCCCGGCATGAAAATCATGGCCAACCTCGTGCCGAACATCCAGCAGCCGGAAAAGACGCCGTGGCTCTGCATCGCGCTGCACGGCAGCGAAAAGGATGCGACGTCCGACACCAGCCTGCGTGACCGCATCCGCGCCGAACTCGGCAACGGGGCGGCGACGGTTTACGAGCTGGCCAACGCGCTGGGCGCCGAGGTGAGGGACGTGGAGGCGGAGCTGCGCACGATGCGGCTGCCGCACACGGAACTGTGGGCTTTGGACGCTATGGACCTGCGGGTGCTGGCATGAGCAAGAACATGACAGACGCTCACTTGACTGCCGTGATGGACGCGCTGCCCGATGAGATGGACGAGGCCGAACTGTGCGCGCTGACGCTGACGATCTACAGCGCCTACCAAGAAAACCCGAGGGAGATAATCTCGTCTCTGATCGCCGCGATTTACACCTACGGCGACACCAAGGGCATCAGCAAAGACAGGATTTCGCTCGGTCTTCGGATGACGGCAGACCTGCACGACGAAATGAAAAGCAAGCAAACAACACACTAGGGAGATAGATATGTTCTGGAGAAAGAAGCAGGCGGTCATGCCGCACCGTGACGTGCAGGCAGAGGCGGCACTGGGGATCAGCAATGCGGCATCTGTGCTGCCGCCCAAGCGGTTCATGGACTTGGTCTACTGGGCCATCATGGCCAATCGACAGATCAGCGTCGAGGACATCGACGCGCTGGCCAATCGGCTGTCGCGGGCGGCTTGGGAGCGGGGGCGGAAATGAGCGAACAAGTTAAAATCAAAAGCCTGATCTGGCGCGACGTGACCATCCCAGAAGGCGCAACTGGCGGCCTATGGCTCGTTGCATACAGCATCGTCGGCACATACGAACTGCACCGCTTTGACGACAAGGTTGGCGTGTATCTTGGGATGCCCGGCGGCATTGCATTGGACCAATACGTTGACGTTCTGTCAGCCACAGATGCCGCTCAGGCGAACTTTGAGAACAAGGTCAGGAGTGTTTTGAAATGATCGACATGACCAACAACCGAGTGCAGTACGGCCTGCTGACCGAAGAGGAAAAGGCTGCGCTGCATGATCATGAGAAGGCGGGTGGCGATTTTCTCGTAACGACACTTGGAAGTCCGTGGTTTATAAAAACTTCAGGTGGTTTCACCGATCACGGCACCTACCGCACCGTCCCCCTGCCCAAGACCCAAGACGTGATCGCATGGGATCGGTTGCCTGATTGGGTTGAGTGGGTAGCGAGGGAACAAGACAACAGGGTGTATGCGGCTGATATTGAAATGCAACTGTATTCGGGTCTGTGGATGTGCCACTCGAAACGCATCCGCATCGACGACTTTCCCGGCATCGTGGTGCAGATCGGGACGTGTGACTGGCGAGACAGCAAGCAGCGGAGGCCGAGATGATTGGCTTCCACCCAGACTATGGCCTGCCTGACGAGTTGCGCTTAGCCGCCATCAAAGACGCCGAGATCATCGGCGTGAAGCAATCCGCAGTTTTGCACCGCGTCTCTGAGCCGAGCATTTACAAATGGCGGAAGGTATTGGGAGAGAAGACATGACCGACGAAGAACTGGTGAAGCGGCTGCGAGAACGGCAGGAGTTTGAGTTTATTGATGAATACAAGCGGGTTGAGTGGGAAGATGAAGATGCTCTCGAAGCCGCCGACCGCATCGAAGCCCTGCTTAACCTGAACGAAGCCTTGGTGGAGTTAATGGACGACCGTGACGCCACACTGGCGAAGGCGGTGGAGGCTAATGAAAAACTAACCGCCGAGCGGGACGAGCATTGGAAGTCGTTTGTGCATTGGCGGAAAGAAGCGGATGCCCTGACCGAGCAACTCGAAGCCGCCCGTGCTGACGCCAAGGAGGCCGAGGCTTATGCGGAGGAGTTGGAGAAGGAGATCGAACTCAACGAGCAAGAAGCCTGCATGGTGGAGGATGATCTTATCAAAGCCGACAAGGAGATCGACGACCTTAAGGCCAAGCTGGCGAAGGCGGTGGACGCGCTGCGGTTCTATGCGGACGAAAATAGATACGGCCTGCCAAGTGATGGCCCTTGGGGTCTCGGAAGCACAGATTTTGGTAAAATCGCCCGCTCCACGCTGGCCGAGATTGAGGGAGAGAAGGGATGAGTGACCTAGACAAGCGCATGCACTTCCGCTGCGGAGACTGCGATACCAACTTCAGCACCGACGCGGTCTTCCCGATGGACGTGAAGAAGCTGACCAAGCTGGTCCGTGAAACCAAATGCCCGACCTGCGGGGCCGGGTCTAAGCGGCTGTATCTGCGGGCGAATGTGAAGGAGGAGAAGACATGAGCGGAAAGAAGATCATCGCCGCCATGCGGGAGGCCGTGAGCATCGCGCAAGTTATGGCGAAACTCACCGACGAGGACTTGTTGCGGGAACTGATCCGCCGCAACGGGATCGTGGAGGCACCAACCAGCCGCACACCTCATGAGTATGAGGTTTTGCTGGGGATTGGGAAGGACCACCACTGCTACATCACCTTCTATAAAGAAGGTGTGGTGGCGCTGACGGGGAGAAAGCCATGAGCGGAGCACTGAAAATCAACCACCTCATCTGCCCTCTGTGCGGTGAGAAAAGTCTGGCCGGGACGGCTGACAGCAGGCCGATCCACATGGAGGAGTTTGGTGTCGCAGCCCACGCGGTGAGGAGACGCCGTGACTGCCTATCCTGCGGCGGCAGGTCCACGACCTTTGAACTCACCGAAGAAGCCCTACACGCCATCGCCCACCGGGTGACAGGCACGAACCTGAAGATCGGGTTCTTGGCCCAGCGTATCGTTGATCTTATTGAGGGGAAGGAGCCATGATCCGACTCCTGCAATACCTGATCTTGGGCCATGTTCACGAGTGGGAAGCACCGTCAAAACACGGCTTCCTGACTGACCGCAAGGGGGTTGTCGTCGGAAGCTACAGAGAATGTCGCTGCGCCAAGTGCGGGGCATGGAGGAGGTTTGAACTATGACCCTGAAAGTCATACCCGGCGCAGGCCAGAGGGCCGAGGACGTGACGGGCGAGATGGCCGAGCGCATCAGAGAGTTGATCTACGAGTATAGCGGGCGGGTGACGCTGGCCGCTGCCGTGGGTGTGCTTGCCATCGTGCAGCACGAATTGATCGAGGATGGAAAACAGACATGATCCTGCAACTAAACCCGCCTATCCCCTTGGACACGCCCAAGGGTTCCGCTCTGGCGCACTTCGTCATGGACTACGGGCCCGAGCACAACCTGCTTTGGGTCTGCTTCAACGACAGCAATGGTGAGTGCTGGACGTGGGACAACTCCAAAGTCCGGGGCCAGAAGAACATCACGCACGGTCGGATGGTCGATAAGGCACCATGAGCCGCGACGTTAGCAACAGCCCCGGAGCGCGAGCCTTGAGGCTGGCTGGATTTGTCAAGTTGCCTGCGTGGTGGGTGACTGAGGAGCAACTGCAGTTGATTGAATATATGGCCCGGCAAAACCTGTCTCAGATCACCCGCATCAAGGCCGAGGCCGAGGAGAAAGCGATTGCGGGCCGCAAACTGACCCGATAAATTTATCACGAGGGGCGCATACGAAACCTGCGGTTTTGTATTGGTCGAAAACTGGTTCTGCGCTACGGTCCGTTTCCAACCATCGCGCCCCTCACGAAAACCATATTCTTGACTGGTCATGCCATCGCAGATAAGTTTGCGGGGCGAGAGACGTTGGCGCGTCAATCTCGCCCCTATCAACCGATGCCAATGGAGGGCAATCGATGACTGACAAAAATCTACCGTCCATCGAATATTTGCACAAGCGTCTTCGCTATGAGCCGGAGACGGGCAAACTGTTTTGGCGAGATTGTGAAGATATGCCAAAACATTGGAGGTCTAGGTTTGCTGGAAAAGAGGCGTTTACTCCTAAAACAGGACATGGATATTTGCACGGTCGTTTGGCTGGAAAGAAAATTTACGCGCATCGTATGGTATGGGCAATTTATTATGGCGAATGGCCACAAGAGCAATTGGACCATATCAACGGAGACAGAGCCGACAACCGTATCTTTAACTTGCGGGAGGTGTCAAATACAGAAAACGCGAAGAACAGAGGATTAATGTCAAACAATAAAAGTGGAGTTTGCGGTGTTTATTGGTGCAAAGCTAATCAAAACTGGACTGCCAGTGTAAAGATTAATGGGAAAAACAAACACCTTGGATCGTTTTCTGATATTTCTGAAGCCAAAGCTGCTAGAGCAAAAGCACAGATTGCGCTTGGATACAGCAAAAGGCATGGAGTTTAATCACCATCCACCATTAGCGCCCCTCACGATACTCATGGGTTTGACGTGTCGTGCCTTCGTTATTGTCCAAGAAGGCCGGGCGCGAGGCGAGACAGTCTTGCGAGCGTCCCCTTTGGATCACGCAGCATCGCCTGCACCGGGGCAGACCGCATAGCGATTTGTCCGACCGCAGGGGCAAGGGCACCTCCGACGCCACCAGCGATGGCCGCCAGCGGGCCAAGACCAGCTCCAACTGCCGCGCCTGCACCAGCTGCACCAAGGGCCGCAGGAAGTGCCTCAGAAATAGAACGGACGCCACCGGGAGACACGGTCGGTGCCGGACGCAGAGTGGCAGCCGCAGACCGGGTAAAATCAGTCATCGGTGTGCTTCTGCCCGTGGCATAGGACTCGCGACCCTGCGCACGGATCATAGACTGATTGAGAGCCTGTGGGGACAAGATGCCGCTCTCTGAGCGTGATGCTGCATCTCGCACGCCGATATAGTTGCGATATGACTCGCGTGCCTTAGCCAGCGCGGCAATATCACTTTCTCGTCCAGCGGCGATAAGCGCGTCATCCGTCATTTCATCAAGCAGACTCCGAAGGCTGTGGGCCGCCTCTCTGGTGGCGGCATCCGGCGAAATCGTTAATCTTCCAATGTCGCTGCGCCACTCTTTGAGTTGTGACAAAGAAACAGGTTTTCCTGCCTTTGACGATGCATTGATTTCACTAGCAATCCCGCGAACGCGCGGCGTCAACTGCCCAGCGGGGACACGTTCAATATAATTCTTGGCAACATCAATCGCAGAGGCCGAATTTGCGGCGCTCGGGACAACGCTAACTCCGCTCACTGCGCTGTCCATCTGATCGACAAGGGTTTTCTCAATGTTCATCAGATTTGCTGGTGTTGCAACTTTCTTGTCACTTCCAAGCATCTTGAGCGTAGCGGCGGTGAAATCTTCAAGCTGCTTGTCGGTGGCCTGAAGCATACCCTCCATGCGCATTAATGGCTGCGATCCGCTTGCTTGGCCAGCGGACACGCCACGGACGCCAGCGCGCTCAACGACATTTGCCATGCGCGCGGCTTCGTCGTCACCAGCAAATGCGCCGGGACGGCCAGCCAAGAGGCTTGCAATGATAGGTGCGACAACGCGAGCATAAGGCTCAACAGCCGTGCCCTCTGTGGCCTGACCTGCGGCTTCGCTGGCAACACCCGGAATGACGCCGTAACGCAGCATTGCCCTTGGGCCAGCCAGAGCGCCAGCGCCGCCTGCAAATTCTCCACCTGTTGAGATATATTTCCCGAGCAGGCCGGGGGCCACATAGCGGCTTTCAGGGCCGATCACAGGAACGGCTGCAAGCATCTCGCGCGTTTCTGGCAACGCGGCAAGGCCGCGAGACACCAGTGACGGCTGCTCCATTCCAAGCGCTTTTTCGACACCCATTGCGCCCAGTTGAGCAAGGTTTGCCGGGATAGCTGGAACATCTGCAATGCCACGAGCCGTTGCAGCCCCTGCGCCACGGATCAATTCACCAAGCCGCTCGAAGGGAGTGTCAACCGCGCCGCTGCCGATCACGTTCTCGTAGACCGTCTGGCCGACGGTGCGCTCGGGCTGCATCATGGCCGCCGCTTCCTCGTTGGCAGCCGCAGCACGTTCAGCCGATCCGGGTTGCATTTGCAGCGTACCAGACTTGGCGGCTGCGATGCGGTCACGCATGGCTTGGCCCTGATCGACCGGGGCAGCAGATGCAGCCTTACGGGCCGCAGCAATGAAACGCTTTGCCGCCGCCGTGTCACCAGCGGCATAGGCTTTGCGGGCCGCTTCTTTGAGCTGCGCTTCAGTGTAAGCCATTAATTCTCTCCGAGATATTGCAGGTCTTCATCAGTCAGCCCAGAATCTGCTGACAGAATATTTTGCGCACGCTCAAGGCCAATTTTGACAATTTCTTCATACTCACCAAGACGCTTCAAGAAGCCTTCCTCAGTGCCCTCAGTCTCAAGCGCAGCGACTGCTGCGGTTGCTGTCTGGCCTTCAGCATTAGACAGGGCACCCATACCGCGAAGTTGCTCAATCGCTTGCAAGAACGCACCCGCACCCAACCGCTTCACCTCAATTTGGAATTCACGCGCTTCAGTGCCTGGGATCATGCCAACCCAAGATGAGCCACCTGTTCCGGCTTGACGGCCAGGGTGAGTTCTTATGCTCTCAATATAATCCAAGGCCTCTTCTGCGCTTCTTATGTCTGACGGGGCAGCCGCAGTAGCTTCTCCACGGGCCTTCCCAATAGCCCCAGCCTCGGCAACAAATCCAGAACCACGAGTTGCCATGAATTCCTCGTATCTGCCATCGCCGCCCTCAGATTCGGGCACAAATCCAGCAGCACGTGCCTGAAGATCAAGCGCCCTGAACGCTGCTGGGTCAGCTTCTGCCGCTGTTATCCGCGCGTCAATTTCAGCTTGCTTCTGAGCAACATCAAGATCAACCAACTCTTTGACTTTTGCATTATACTCAGGCGTTCCCGGCTTCAGACCCATGTCCAGAGCCGTCTTGCCCGCAGCCGACTGCGGCTCACCGGATTTGACGTATTCCTTGATCAGCTCTCTACCCACATCCCGACGGTACTTGGCTTCTTCGGCCTGCAGGCCTTGCAGCGCTTCCAAATCCTCATCAGCCGCGCCCATGCGCGCCTTCTGGATTTCCAAGTCAACGTTCAGCCTCTTCTCGCGGGCTTCGCGCTCAAGCTCGGCTCTTGCCGCCAACTGGTCGGCCATCTCTTTGCCCACAAGGGAAAGGTTCTCGGCGAAGTGGCCGGTCTTCGTAGGCGCGCCGAAGGCTGCCGCAAGGCGGAAATACTTCTCGGCCTTGGACATCGGAACGCCGTCGGTGTCCTGCAGTTGCGAGCGCAGGATGTCTTCGAACGCCTTCTGCTCTGCAGCACGACGCTCGGCGGCAGCAGCAATCTGTTCGCTGGTGACGGTAGGGCGCGCGTAAAGATCAAGCATCGCGCGCATTTCGGCCATGGGGTCAACGGGAGCTGGAGCAGGCGTCGTCAAGGTGTCGTCCTCTTCGCCGCCCATCATCATGGCATTGCCAGCGCCGCCGTAGAGCATGTCAACCGGGCCACCGGGGCGGTAGCCTTTGACTGAGCCGCCTTGGGCGTAGTTTTGGGCAGCGCCAATACCAAACATCTTGCCTGCCTGTTGTGCCTGTTCCAGTGTCCCGTAACCGCCACGAAGAGCAATACCATCTGCAGATACCAGAGCAAACCCTTCTGGAGTCTGAACAATGCCAGCCTGACCAGTAGGGTTATCGTATCTCAACGCTTCTTTTGTAGGGTCTGACCCGAGCAAATTAATGTCGGTGGTGCTTCTATTCAGGTTGAAAGCAGTAGACGCCGGATTGTTGTACATCTGTCCCGTGGCTTGTGCCGCTGCTGTCACAGGGTTACCAGAGGACATGATAGCCCCCCAATCCCGAGTATCTGTATTAGAACCAACGACGCCATAGAGCATCTCCGAGGCAGTCTGAAAGTCGGCGCCAGTGGCGTCCATGAACTCCTTCATATTCGGCTTGTTTCCAGCCATTGGTGCCGGAGAACCAGAGCCAGCTGCGGCGGGAGACGAGGCGACAGGTGCTTGTGCCATCGGTGCTTGTACCATCGGAACTTGCGCCATCGGGGTTGGCACCATCGGGGTGGGCGACATCACGGCATTCTGCGCACCGTAATACGAGGGAAACGCCGGGAAGTTGACGCCAGTCGTGTTGAACTGCGCCTGATTGTACATGTTCGTGTTGGCCAGACGATTCTGATAGTCCGAAGCGTAACTGTTATAGGCCGCAGCGTCTGCAGCCGAAGTCCCAGTGTAAGGTGCCATAGTCGGGGTAGAGACACCGTACTGCTGCAGCAGCCTTCTGAGCTCATACCCCATGGAACTCGGGCCCGTCACCACGCCGGTATTGGTTCCGGTGGCGGGAGTGGTCGGCGTGGTACTGCTGATGTAATCCACCAAGTGCGGAGGGATTGGCGTTGGCGAGATAATAGGGGTCGTTGGCGTGGTTGGCGTCGTCGGAGTGGTTGGGGTCGTCGGAGTTACAGCCGAAACCCCTCTACCGTCACTCCGCGAGCCGCCACGGTCTTCCAAGGCAACCGTGCCGCGAGGAACACCCTGCGAGCCTGCACGGTTCCCGCCTGCGCCAACAGGCGAGATGCCGAGCCTGTTTGCGAGGCCAGAAAGGGCTCCGCCCTCAAAGGTCTTTCCAGACTTGCCCGGGCCTCCGCCGTCAAGCATGTCGCGCAGGCCGGTGTAGCCGCCCTTGGACGGGGCAGAGGGTGCATTACCACCCTTGGACGGGGCAGAGGCCGCACCTTTGGAGGCGGACGGACCGGCGGACTTATTGCCAGCACCGACGTTGCCCGCGCCTTGGCGGTCACGGTCTCTGCCGCCACTAGTCGAGCCGCCGCCCCTAAAGTTCTTGGTCTCACCCGCCAGCATGTGCGGCTGGTTGGCAATCGTGGCCAACGCGGGGGCAACAACCGTTTGTGCCGGGCTCATAGTTGCGGAAGGAGTAGCCATTCTCGGGGTCGAGACCCCGAACCTCTGCATCAGCTTATTGAGTTCGTTTCCCATGACCGCTCCTTAACCCAAATTCTGCAGACCCTTGTACGTATACAAGCCCGTTGCCAGTTGTGACAGCGGCGAGGGATTGTAAGTCGCACCAGTGGTCGTAGACGAAGACGTTTGAGTTTGCGGCGTGATCGGCGCCATCCCGCGAATTTGCGTGCTGAGCCAGTCCATCTGCTGTTTCGGATAAAGCTGCTCCGCTTGGAACTGCGCCTGAGCCGCATCTAGCTGCCTTTGCAACTGTCCCTGCTGAGCCGCACCCGCGCTCTCTAGAGCCGCGACATCTGCCGCACGCATACCCTGCTCCTGCTGAGCCATCGCAGCCATCTGCTGCAGCGCGGTCATTTGACGACGGTAATCATCAGCCTGAGCGGCTTGCGCGTTTTGCGCAGCACTTAGGCCATACTGCTGCTGAGCCTGACCAGCCTGCGTCTGCATCTGGCCAAGCTGACCATACTGCGAGCCGCCCTGCAGGATGCGAGAAAGGTCCGCGCCGCTGATGCTGCCGACCGTGCCAGCGAGCTGAGCCTGACGGGCAAGGTCTGTTTGTGCCGCACCAAGCGCCTGACCGTAACCCTCCTGCGCCGCCCTAGCCTGCTGCGCAAGGATCGCTTCTTGCGTGTCGCGCAGTGCCCGAGAACCCATTTCGCCCATGCGGCTGGACCCGAACTGGCCAGCTTTAATGAAGGCGTCAGAGACGCCCGGAAGGATGTTCTCAGTCAGATTGCGTGCGCCCTGCTTAGCGATCACGTCCATGACGCCCGTTTGGTACGGGTTCATGTATTGACCGACCTGAGAGGCGGCAGTCTGCGCAGAGGCCTGCAGGTAGGGGTTGGCAGCCTGCAGAGCGCGCTCAGAAAGAGATTGCGCCGTGGCCTGCCCAGCCTGTCCAAACAACTGCTGCCCGGTGTCGAGACCCTTGTTTACCAAGTCTTGGCGCAGGTATCTTTCTTGCTCGGCACGAAGCTGGTCAGCAGTACCCTTGCCGCTGAAGCCCTCCATGCCAGTCTGCGCCTTGCCCATCGCGGGCTTCCAAAAGCCTTGGTTTGCAACGACGTCGGCATAAGCCCTCTGCTGCAGCGGAGAGAGTTCCGCTACGGTGGGCATGTTGTAGGCCTGATACGGCATGTTGGCGATGTTTTGCGCCACTTGGATTTGGTTGTAGATGGCGTCCTGCATCCACTTTGGCGTCTCGGTGGACGAAGTGGCGTAGGATGTTGCCGTCTGCGGCGTGCCTTGGAACAAACTACGCATCATGCAACTCCTTTAATGTAAGCCAGCGGAGACTTGGCGTCGGGGCTGAACTTGCCCTTGGCCAGCGCCTTACCCTTGTGAGAGCGGATTTTCTCGCGCATCTGATCCAATCGCTGGGCGCCCGCCTTGCTTGAGCCGTCACCCAACATTGCCACAGTTTCGGCATCAATAACATACTCTCCGTCAGAGAGTTTAGCGTCGATTTCATCCGAGCGACCCGTGCCAGCGCCACGGGCGAACCGGGCAACAGCGCTCAGAGGCGAGCCGCCGTTGGCCATCATGTGGCGACCGCCGTGGGCCATGGCTGGCGGGGCCATCGCAGTGGCAGGCATCGCGTTGGGTGCCTGCGCTGGGGCTGCTGGGGCTGCTGGGGCCGCATTGTACTGGCCGCTGGCGATGTTGTTCCAGTTGCGCGCCATAAACTGGCTCAGGCTCATGCCGGATGCGTTGGCATCGCTCTGCATCCTGTTCCAATCCCAAGTGATGCTCGGGCGGTTAAAGTATTCCTGCTGCTCCGGAGACAGCGTTGAGGCCGCCTGCTTAACCTCGGGAGGCGCAGACAGCAGCCCGGACAGTGCAGAGCCTGCCAGAGCGAGTTTGCCGAGGGTGCCGAACGAACCGCTACCTCCGCCGCCAGCCGCGTCACCACCGCCGAAGATGCCCGAAATGCGCTCAAGGAACGTCGGCTGCGCGTCCGTTGCTGCAGGCTGATTGGCGGGCGCCTCGGGCTGCTGACCGCCTCTGAGGCCGCTCACCGCAGCGTCAGACGGGCTATACGAAATTCCCTTGGCCAAGCCGCTCAGGCCACCAGCCACCAGCGCGCTCTTGGGGTCGTAGCCAGCCGCAAGGGCTTGGCCGAAAGTTTGGCCTGCAGCGCCCAAGCCCTGCTGGAATGCCGTGGGGCCGGACACGCCGCCAGCCAGCTGGCCGACCGCACCGCCAAGCACACCTTGGCCCAGACCCTTGAGGAAGCCTTGGCCCGTGGCCGCGCCAGCCGCGCCGCCGACAAGGCCGCTGCCCAAAATAGACTGAGCGCCTTGTCCCAAGTTCAGCCCGAGCATCTTGTTGGCAGCGCCACCAACGACGTTGCCCAAGCCGCCGCCCAAGCCGCCCATGAGAGCGCCCTGCAGAGCGTTGCCGCCGGTCAGTGCAGAGGATGCCCCGCCGATGATCGCCCCGCCAAATGCGGTGGCTGCTGCCCCGCTCAGGCCGACGGCGCTACCGATAGCCGAACCCAAGCCCGGAGCAACGAAGTTGAGGGCGATCGGCAAGATTGCCTTGAACAACTTCTTCAGCGAGAAATACTGCGGGTATCCGGTCTGCGGGTTGATGGTGCCCGCGCCGCCGCGCGCCTTGAGCATCGCCGCCTCTTCAGGCGAGATGTGGGCCATCATGGTGTCGCCCATGCGACCCTGACGCGCCAAAGTCCGCATGCCAGCGAGACCGCCGCGAGCGAACATCTGCGGGGCTTGGCCGCCGCCTTCACGCAGCTTGTAGAGCACGACCAGAGCTGAGGCGATGACCGTGGCATCAAACTCTTGCGGCATATCTTCCGGCTCGACCATATCGTCCTGAATCGCCGCCTGAAGGATGGCCTGATATTCCTCTGGCTTCTGAAGCATCAGCTCAAAAAGCTGAATCAGCTCCTCGACCTGCTCAGGAGATGCGTCCGACAACTCGGCCTGAGCAACCTGCAGAGCCTGCTGAAAGCGCGGGTCTTGGGCCGCTTGTTGAATCAGTTGCTGCATTTCCATCTGTCTTGCTCCGTTACGCTATTGTCTGGACAAAACGCTCTGCCCATTCACGCCAGTCGGTAAAGTTATAGGGAACCGGAAAGTTCTCTTTCAGGCTCATGTTGTTCAGGAACTGCATAGCCCAGTTCTGCCATTGTGTCTCGTCGTCAAGGCGACCGAATGCACCGTACGGATCAAGGTCGAGGGCGATCTGGTCCGCCCAGTCGCGCAACGACATGCCCGTAGGAAGAGTGACCTGAATGCTCATCCCAGCACCGTCCCGTCTCCGGGCGAGACGTGCCCGATGATCTGTCCCATCTGGTAGTCCCCGTACACGGCATTGCTCTCAAAGCGCACGCGGAGCTCGCGACGCTGCTCCTTGAGCATGACGATCTGCTGTTGCGGCTCGACCACGTCTTTGGGGTCCACAAAGGTAAAGATACTGCTGACGACTTCAGGCGCGCGGGCGTTGGCTCGACCCGTAACCTGCACGGTCATCGGGCCATTCTGCACAAAGTCCGGTTCAATCCGCGTGATGCGCAGATATTCGTTCCTACCTTGCGGCAGCGACGACAAGTCAGCCGTCTCAAAATAGGATCGGATCGGGTTGATGATTGAGCCATCAATCTCGTCAACACCTTGCTCATGCACCCAGACGCGATAGTCGGTGGGGTCACCTTGGACGCCGGTCAGGATCGGCGCGGCGAACGAGTTGTTGAACTGGCCAGCGGAGCGTCCGAGGTTCGGCAGCTGGGTGTCGTACCAAGTGTTCTCGCGGACGTTATATACGACGGCGTGAGTGCATTCGGTGGCGTCGCCTTTCGGGTAGCACCACCAGATTTCGCCATAGCGCGGCACCTTGAAGGCAAACACCTTCGTCGCGTACCGACGGTTCAGGCCGTCGAAGAAGTAGTTTAGGTTCATGGAGTTCGGGACTTCGCGCACGACGCCGTTGAACATCAGGAACCGATCAACCCCAGCCCAGAAGTAGACGCCGTCGTAGTCAATCACGCAGCCCGGCGAGAGGATCGAGGTGTCGGTCGCCACCACGTCAAACTGAAACACCGTAGCGCCGCCCGTGAAGGTAGCGCGGATGACCGCGTCGAAGGCCCAAAAGATGCCTGCGGGGGCGGTGCCGGAGCCAGCGCGCAGGGGCAGCCCCTTGATGATCTTCTGGCCCCAGACGCGAGCCAAGCCAGCGCCGCTCCCAAAGTCGGTCAGGTTGGTCGGCTCGCCGGGAACAGACCAGCCGATGATGCCATCGGTGCCGTAGTAGAACATGTAGGGGTGCAGCGAGACGATGCCGCCGGTGGCGTTGGCGTCAGGCGGCAGGTTCACGCTGAGCAGGTCGCCGGTGCCAAGAACCTCGCCAAAGAAAATCTGGCCGCCTGCATCGTTACAGATGCAAGCCATGTTCGGCGAAACGTGGGCCATGATGTAGTTCTGGTTCGTGGATGAATCGTACTGGTAGTCGAACATCCACATGTTTTCGGGGCTGGCCGCGAGGGCATCCGAGCCGTTAACCATGTCGGTGTTGGTCGTCGTGATCGTCGTGGCCGTCACGACCACCTCGCCATTGGACGCAGATCCGGTGGCCGAGGCTGTGATCGTGATGACAGCGCCGACAGCTGCCGCCGTATAGTTCGGGGTTGAGGCAAATGCCGTGATGTTTGAGGCCACGGCTGTGGCTGTTGTTGAGAGGTCGGTCGTGAACGCAACGGCACCCGACATGATGTCAACGCCATTGATTTTGATGGTGTCGACCGAGCCAGCAGCGCCGCCGGTTAGGGTGACCGTGCAGGTGCCAGCCACCGCAGCAGGTGTCCGGTCGGTGACGATTGACGAGTTCAGAGATGAGTCCAGCGTGAACCGCTCTAGGGTCGTAGCGCCACCAGAATGACAGTATACAAAGTTCTGCTGCGAGAAGGTGCTGAAGCCCCGGCTGATCTCGGTCAGGTATTTCTGCGTGGCCCTATAGCCACCCATCTTACGCGGCAGACCGCGCTGCCAGCGCACCCACTGGCCGTCCACGTAGAAGTCGCCCTCAAACTTTGTCCCATCCCGCTTGATGCCGGGGCTAGACTTGAGGACGATCGTCGTGTCGACCATTAGAAGCTCCCGCCGTTGACGGTGCCCACAGGCGCAGGCCCGAGCGCGGCCCAAGCTGCAGCCTGATCCACGGCAGTGAACACGCCGATGCCGACGGACGTGCCGCCGAGATTGATAATTGCCGCGCCTGCGGTGGTCGCGCCCGTGCCGCCCTGAGAGACGTCGAGAGGGATTGAGACGCCTGCCGTGTCAGCGTCCAGCACGTCGGTGCCGTCAGAATAAAGGATCGCACGCTGGTTCTGAGCGACGCTCACACCGAGGCCAGCGGGCGTCTTAACGGTCAGCGTGTAAGAGCCGGTGGTCCGGTTATCGACCCAATACTGCTGCACCGTGGCGGGCACGATGATGTTGCGGTTGCCCGTCAGCAGGCCCGTGAAGCGATATGCCACGCGGTTGAGTTCGGTGCCGACCAGCGTGTAGTTGCCCGTCCCGGCGACATCAATCACGGTGTAGTCAAAGGCAAACGTCGCCGATTGGCCGAAGCCGATGGTATAGAAGTTGGCGCCGTCGCAGGCGATAATGGCAGACTCGCCCGGCTGGAAGCTCAGGAACGAGGCTCCGTTGATTAGCGAAACGCCGGGAGCGTCGGCAGAGATAGCCCCGCTGCCCGAGTTGCGCAGGTAGACAAACCAGTTGTTGCCGACCGTGACCGGGTCCGGCAGCGTCAGCGTGCCGCCCGCGCCCGTCCAGTTGAACATCTTGGCGCGGTCAGCCAGCGTAGTGGTGTAGTTGGAGTTGAACGAGGTGACCGGGACCGACTGGCTCAGGAGCGCGCCGACGGCGACGATGCCCGTGCCAGCGAGAGCCGAGGCGTTGGCAACAGATGTCGTGGCGCCATACTGCAGAGAGCGCCAAACGCCAGCCGCCGTCGAGTTGTTGGTCAGGTAGATTTGCCACAATGTGCCCGCCGCGACCGTGACGACCTGCACGCCCGTCGCGTCCCGCACCGTAAAGGTGTTAGCGCCACGGTTGTTGAACAGGATGGTATTGCCGGTGCCGGTCTTGCTGGCGTCGGGCAGGATGATGCTCAGCCCGGTGGTGGACGGGGTAACGTCCATGATGCGGGTGGCAAGGTTGACGTTGGTTGACGTCTCCTCGGGCCAGCTGAGCGTGATGTCCGTCGTCAGGGCAACGGAGCTGTAGCTGATCTCGCTGGGGTAAATGTTCGCGCCGCCGAACACATCTGTGTAAATAGGCATTACGCTTCGCTCCTGTTAGCCGAACGATCCATGATGCGCTTCAGGTCTTCTCCGTTCAGAGCCTGAGCGGAACGGTCGTACATCCCTTGCCAAGTCTGAATGCGCTCGTCTTTCTTCAGGAACGGTGCCGCCTCAAGCAGCGCCGCATAAAGCAGAAGGTCTGGAGCGTATTCAGTAAGCCAATTAGTTTGAAAGTCATCGCCCAAGAAGCGAGGCTGCTCATAGTAGAGAACCTCAAGCGTCTGGGCGGTGGCCGGGGTCGGCGTGATCAGCCAGTGCTGGTAGTCGTAGTCAGCATAGAACTGAGGCGCGCTGGTTTGGGCCTCATTGGGCCAGTAGCTGCGGCAGTATTCATACGAGCGGGCGAAGATCGGCGAGCCGTTGACGGTCATGCTGATCGTGTCGCGCCACCGATCAGGCTTGAGGTAAACCGCGACGCCCACCTGCAGCGGGGTCTGCACCGCGCGGATGAAGCCTTGGATTTTCAGCTCACGCGCAATCCGACGCTCGCCCAGCGTGATCAAACGGGGCAGCTGCTCGTAGACGATCTGATCGCTCTCAGCGGTGAAACCACGCTCAAGATAACGGCGCACGTCCGTTAACAAGCTGTCATAGGTCATGCTGTATGCCATGCGGACTCCGGATTTAGTTTCCGCTGGCTGTTGCAGCATGCGCCCGTGCGGTGAATTATAGCCTTGAAAGGCAGTGAGAGGCAACCCAATTTAGCGCGCCCCGGATTCAACGTAAGTGGCCAGTGGCTCTGGCAGTTATCCCAAAAGCTTGGAAAGCGTTTTAGGGCCAGCCACACCGTCAGCGACCAAGCCGTTGGCCGCCTGCCACCTTTTCAACGCAGCTTCCGTGCCGGGGCCAAAGTCACCGTCAGCCTTAATCCGCAGCGCGGCCTGCATGCGCTTGACAGCGTCACCCTTAGCACCCTTGCGCAGGGTCACAACGGGGGCCGCAGGAGCGGTTTTCGGAGCGGGGGCAGATACCCTCCCACCCAAAGCCGCCATGCACCTAGCGTAGCGCGCCTGACGGTCTGCGAGGCCAATGTTGCCGCCGTTGATCTTCTTGGTCAGCGCAGCCACGTTGCCTGTGTCTGCGATGGCGTTTAGCTTGTTGGTGTTCCAGAACCACAGAGCCGACGCCAGCGCGCCTTCCTTGGTCTCCAGCCACTCGGCGGCTTGCTCCGCTGTCATGTCGTAGTCTTTGGCGAAGCGGCTGTAGTTGTCACGCCCGGTCAACTGCTTCAGCCCACGGCCACGGAAGCGCCAGCCATCGCCGGGCTGCACGTTGCCCAGCTTTGATGTGCGGAACTCGTCCATGTAGACGTAGTTCGCAATCTTCTCAGGGTTCTTGGCATACTCGGCGGCGTTGCGCTTTCCGGGTCCGAAGTAGCGCGGGAACACCTTGAGTAGGGTTTCTTGGCGGTAGTTCAGGTTCTCGGACAGCGCGTTGAAGTCCATGCTCTCATGGGCGCATTGGCTGGTAAAGCCAGCAATCCTTTGCGGCGTCGTGATGTCGTATTTGGGCAACGCCTTGTTGAGTTCCTCGCACCATGCCTCGACCTCCTTGTTGGTCGGGATCATGGCACGCAGTTGATCTACGGTCAGCAGGGTCATTTCTTTGGCTTCCTAACCCGCATCTTCTTGGCGACCGCATCCATCACGGCCTCTTTCGCCACGTCTTGGCCCACGCCGCCGAGCAGATCGCCCACGTTGCCCGTGGCCGCCGCCTTGATGGCGTTCTCAACTGGATCAGGCAGGTTCACCTTGTCCAACACTGCGTCAACCGCTTTCTCTTTCAGTTTGCGGCCCATGAACATGTTCATAATCTTGCCGATCATTAGTCAGACTCCTGTGCAGGCGACTCTTCGTCGCGTTTGCGGTTGTTGCCAGCCGCCATGACGCCGCCGAGGGCGCCAGTGATAAAGCTGGCAATTGGGGTTAGGATGGCAAAAAGTGCCCGGTCGTTTTCAGAACTTTCGCCCAGAGGCTGGGTCACGAACACCAGCGAGTAGAGGATGATGAAGATGCTGCCGCCAAGGATCAGGGTCAAAGACACACCGATGAAGTAGCGCAGTTTGGCTTCCAGAAAATCAGGATCGTTCTTTTTCAAGGTGCAACCCCTCCAGTTAGGTCGTCGGCGCAGTTCTTAGTGCGCAGGCAAATCGGTGGCTGGCATTCCAACGCAGACCAATTTTCCGGGTCTTGGCACGGGTAACGGTAAAACCCGTCCCCGGAAAAATAAAAGATCAGGCCAATGCCGATGGCAAAGACAGGCCAAACCCAGTGTTCAAGTGCCATCACCACCTCCCCAGATAGCGGCCCCAGAAGTACAGACCAACACCGCACAGCGCCACAGTGACCAAGATTATACCAGACCAAAGCGCAAATTCCACAAGCGACTCAATCATCTCCCGCCGACGATAGACTTGCTCGCGCTGCTTCTCCCGCACCCGGCGCTCAATGTCCGTGAATTGCTGCCACGCATCGTTGCCGTAGGTGTAGGTGATGAGCTGCTTTAATTCTTTGCGCTGCTGCTCGCACTGCTTTTGAGCGGCAAAGATGTCGATTGCGCTTTGCTGATTGCCACTGCCGAGCAGTGTCTGAAACATTCCCGGAGGCTCGTTGGCCTTCTCTGCCGCGTAGGCGATGTCAGAGACAGCCTTGCCCCACTCCGACAACTGAGACGCCATGTCTTGGATTTCACGACCAGCCGCAATCCCCTGCTTGAGCAGGCTGAAGGCTTTACTGCCAACGCTAAGGGCAATACCAATGCTGGCTGGGTCGAACATCTGAAGGCTCCATGAGTGCTGTCTTAAGCGTCATTGCACCGACCCCAAAGCCCTGCGAGTTTTCGCCATGTCAGCCCGTGTGTAGGATTGGTAGTTGCGTTTCAGATGCTCAGGCATAGGCACCTCTTTGATTTCTGCCCCCGTCTCAGAGGCAACCCGCCGAGCCACGTCCATGAATGAGGCCGTCTCTCCGGTGCCGACATTATACACGCCCGAGACGGGTAGGTCAAAGAAGCGCTTGTGAATGTCGATAACGGTTTCGACTGGGACGAAGTCGCGCCGAAAATTCTCGCTACCCTCAAACACCTTGATCACACCGTCAGCCGCCTGCCGCCGGAAGAGACTGTGCGGCGATGGCTGATCCTTGTGATCCTCGTGCGGTCCATAGACGTTGAAGTAGCGGAACAACTGGACAGGAACCGACCAGTTATGACGCTCGACGTATTTCTCCACGATGAACTTAGACAGCGCATAAGGGTTCAGTGGCTGCGGCTTGTCGGTCTCAACGAAGGTGGTGTTGTCGGGTCCATAGACGGCAGCCGACGAGGCGACTTGAATGGGGATGCCACGCTCATCGCAGGCCGTGATAAGGCGCACGGAAGAGATGACGTTCTGCTGCAAGAGCGCATCCCAATCCCGGCAAGCCGTGCTGCTGATCGCGCCGAGGTGGATAACCCTGTCGATGCCGTCAAGGTTAGGCTCGCCGTCGCCCCACTCGTGGCCCACGGAGCCCGGCAGCGCGTCCATCATGTTCTGGCCGATGAAGCCCCTATGTCCGGTGATCAGGATAGGCATGTGCCAGCCTCGCGCGCTGCAGGGTCGAAGACAGGCCATGCCTCCGGCTGTTGTAGTGGATGTGGACGCCAAGGCTCTCACAGAGTTCCCGGCCCGTGAAGGCCTTGTCGCGATACTCCTCGCCCAAGAACCGAATGTTGGGCCGCACCAAGGCGATGATCTGGAGCAGCTCCTCCTCGGTCTGGTACGGGATGATCCTGCCAACGTACTTGATGGCCGAGAGCTGGATATAGCGCTCAGACAGGGGCTGCACGGGCTTTGACTTCTCAACCCGCTCGGTGCTCGGGTCAACGTGCAGGCCGCAGATCAGCGTGTCGCACAGCGACGCAGCCTCCTCCAGCATTGAGATATGCCCAGCATGGATCAGGTCGAAGGCCGACGCGGTGAAGCCTAGAATAGCCATTGTGCCTTATCATCCACCCATACATCGTACGAAGGCTTTCCCATCCACAGGTGATGGTATTTGCAGCCCCACTGATCCAGCTGCCTCTTCGTCAGCTCCGACCAGTCGGTGCCAGATGACATGCCTCGGGCCGTCCAGTAGACGATCTCGCAGCCCTGATCGTAGAGCGCGTTGACCTTCGAAATCCGGTCAGCGTAGGGCTCAGCGTCCGGGTAGGAGCTTGCCGTCTGGGTGCAAATCGTCCCGTCGATGTCAATTACGTATCGCATAGACACCCGGCTGCGTGCATGCCTGTGCGGCGTAATGGTTGGCAGCCTCAAGGGCTGAGCGCATGTCGCCCCACTTGGTGTAGTGGTAGGCCAGCGCCGCGAGGAAGGTGTCTCCGGCGCCGCAGACGTCCACCACGTCAACCTTGGGTGCCGGGAAGTTCTCGCCCCTGTACCAGCAGCCGCCAGCGCCGCACGTCACGATCAGATCGTCCGGCTCGCTTTTCAGTTTGTCATGCTCGACGCTGTTGATCTTGAAGATCGGGCCAGAGAGCGGCTTCAGGTGCGTCTTCTTGGTGTCAACGAAGATCGGGCCACGGTAGGCGTTGATGAGGGCCAAGAGGTTGTCTTGGGTGATGAAGCCCTTGTTGTAGTCCGACACAACGATGGCGTCGAACTTTGAATAGAACTCAGGCGTGTTGACCTTGTAGGGCTGGCTCTGAGTGTCCTGATCCACGCGCATGAGCTGGGTCACCCCATCCTCGGCATAGAAGCGCGTCTTCTTGGAGTAAGGCTCAGACGGGAAGTGAACGGTGACGTCGCAGAAGGCGCGAAGGTTCTCGGCCACGTTGGCCGCCATGCCGGGTGATCGGCGCGTGTGGGTCTGACGCAGGAGGGTGGCCGCCGCCTCGGGGTTCTTCCGCTCCGTCGTCCCGTAGACGTAAATGTCCTCGCAGACGTCGCCGATCACGAGGATTTTCATGCCTGACTGTCTCCCGGCAGGACGCGGAAGTTGTCCTCGACGGTGTCACGGCCTGAGACTTCAATGATGACGCCGGGGCCAGTGACGCACTGCAGTTGGTGAGGCAGGAGGGGCGTATTGCGCCAGACATCGCCCTTGCGGAGATACTGAGAGTGCGGCGTCGCGGTCTTGGTGTCTATGGTCGTGAGTTTGAAGACGCCCTCAAGGACGTACCACGTTTCGTCCTTGTCCCGATGAAAGTGCATCGAGAACTTCCTCCCCGGCTCGAAGCAGAGAAGTTTCCCACAGTAGGTCTCCGTCGAGGCAAAAATCTCCTCGTGTCCCCAACCCTTTTCGACGCGCATGTTCAATAATCCCTGTCGTTGATTTGTCGGCAACGTAAGGGATTACGACGACCTTTGCCAAGTCTCTTCCGACAATATTATTTGCGCTATAGTCACCGCCTTTAGTGATGACGTCAGGATGCAGGCTTTTGATCAGCTCGTATGGGGTATCCTCGTCGAAGATCACGACCTCGTCGACGCAGGCCAGCGCCCGCAGAACCTCGGCCCGATCCTCTTGGGAATTGATGGGACGATCCTGCCCCTTGATCCGCCGGACGGATGCGTCAGAGTTCAGGCCGACGACCAGCCTCGTACCGAGTGCTTTCGACGCCTGCAGGTATCGGATGTGGCCGACGTGCAGGATGTCAAAGCAGCCGTTGGTGAAGACTAGCATGTGCGCTGGATCGCCACTTGATAGCCGCCGGGCGTCTCCAGAACCTTCAAGCGGTTCCAGTTGCAGGCGATGAAGGCATCAACGGCCTGCTTCGGGCTGTCGTGGATGCTCTCGCCGTATCGCCAGCTGACCGCATCGTCGAAGACCATGACGCCGCCCACGCGCAGGAGTTCGAACCCAAGAGCCGCATCAAGGAGGACGTCCTTGGCGAAGTGTGAGCCATCGACGTAGATCAGGTCAGCCACGACGCCACGCTGTTTGAGCTCAATCAGCCCATCCAGCGACGGCTTGTCGATGTGCTCAACCTCGGGGAACTCGGGCAGGAAGCTGGTGAAGACCTCGCGGGCCGAGGCCACCGTGGTGTCGGTGAGGTTCTCTGACGCCGCGAACGGGTCGATGGCGTAGTGGCGGTAGGCTCCCGAACCTCGGAGCAGGTTGGTCAGGTTGAAGGTGGTCTCGCCCTCAAAGACGCCGATCTCAATGACGGTGTTCGGGATCAGGACTTCGTTGAAGATGCGTGAGAGGGTCGCCTTGGTGTGGTCATGGAAGACGACAGAAAAGTTCACGTGTCCAGCCTATCGTTGCGAAGGGTGCTCCTGCCCTCTTTCGGGCGGCCCAAGATCGTCGTCTCTTGGTCCTTCACGTCATATGCGAAGACGCCCATCTGGTGAATGGGGAAAATGTCGGCGCGCAGCAAAATATCAAGCGGGGCGTTGATCCCGTACTTCAGCACATGGGCCAGCATGTTCTTGGCCACGGCAGGATCGACGGCATAGGCGTGGGCCCGGCAGATGAAGTGGTAGTTGGGCCCCTCGCTGGCATGCGGCGGCGTCGGCATGACACCCCAGCCTTGGTTCACCTGCTCGTTGCTGCCCAGATAACAGATCGAGTTGAAGACGGCATGCTGCGTGTAGGGCTGCACCATGACGGCGTCATGCTCGAGGATCACGAGCGGGCGGTCTTCCAACACGCACTTCTGCCAGAGACTGATGTGGCTCAGGGCGCAGGCCACCTCGCCTCGGGTCATGTAGTGGTCGGTCACCTTGACCATGGCGGGGACGCCGCCGTGGTGCGCTGGCGGCTGGATAGGGTTCTGGATGCCGTCGTAGGCGTCCCAGTATTCCCAGTCCATCCCCGCCAGATCGCAGCTCTCCGCCGCGCGCTGCGCCTTCTGCATCGACATCTCGTGGCTCGGGATGCGGATGATGTGGGCCTTAGTGACCGTCTGGTCGTAGCCGTAGTTAAGTGATTTCACGGGTTAGCCTTTGGTGATGGCAGCGGTGTGATCTGCGCTAAATGCAGACACCTGTGTCCAGCTAGTTAGGGCACCTACTTGGACAGGGCTGGAGAAGTTGGCAACGCTGTTAAGGCCGAGTTGTCCATCACTGCCCCTACCCCAAGTAAATAAAGTGCCTGCGGTAGTGACGCAAGCTGTGAATTCTTGGTTGCTTGCGGAAACCTGCAACCAGTTGGTAAGAGCGCCCACTTGAACTGGGCTGGACAGGTCGATTGTGTTGTTGTGGCCGAGGCGCCCAAAACTGCCTTGTCCCCAAGTAAACAGGGTGCCTGCGGTAGTGACGCAGGCTGTGAAGTAGCCTGCTGCAGCCTGCGCCCAGTTGGTTAAAGCACCTACTTGAACAGGGCTGGAGCGGTTGATGGTGTCGTTGAGGCCAAGACGGCCTTGGCCGTTGAAGCCCCAAGTAAACAAGGTGCCTGCTGTCGTGACGCAGGCGGTGTGGTTACCGCCCACCGAAACCTGCGCCCAGTTTGTCAGAGCGCCGACTTGAACAGGGCTGGACAGGTAGGTTGAGTTGTTGTGGCCGAGTCGGCCAAATATACCGCGACCCCATGTCCAAAGTGTGCCATCCGTTTTAACGCAAGCAGTGTTTTCAAGCCCAGCCGAAACCTGCGCCCAATTAGTCAGCGCGCCGACTTGAACAGGGCTGGATCGATCAATGGTCGTGCCGTCGCCAAGCTGGCCGAACTCGTTGCGTCCCCAAGTAAACAAGGTGTTTGCGGTAGTAACACAGGCGGTGAAGCTTTGCCCTGCCGAAACTTGCGCCCAGTTGGTAAGTGCGCCAACCTGTACAGGGCTGGAGCGGTAGATGGTGTTGTTGTGGCCGAGTCGGCCGTTGGTGCCGCGGCCCCAAGTAAACAGAGTTCCTGCCGTTGTGACGCAGGCGGTGTGGCCGTCGTTCGTCGCAACCTGCGCCCAGTTTGTAAGAGCGCCCACTTGGACGGGGCTGGAAGAGTTTATGGTATTGTTTTGGCCTAGTTCGCCGTTGCCGTTGTTGCCCCAAGTATAGAGCTCCCTCGGCAATATCGGCTGCGGCCACACCCCGGCCTTCTGCAACCCAAGCTGCTCAGCCAGCGTCCAGACGCCAGACGCGGAACCGCCCTCGCCGTCAACGGGTGCGACGACCGTGGGCGGTGTCTTGCTGATTACGCCACCGGGAAAGCGGTCGCCCATCGGAAATACTCCTTACAGAGCGTCAACAGCCTCGTGGGTAGTCGCAGCGGCGATCTCGTCCATGCGGGCCTCAAAGACAACGCGAGCCGCGTCCACGACAGCAGCGTCATACTGCGTCTCGGGATACTGGTCGGTTTCCTTGGCAACCTCTGCATCAACCACAGCCTTGAACTCGGCCTTGGCAGACCCCCGCAAGCCATCCTTGCGCTCGTCAACCTCGATGTCGCGCTTGCCCCAAACGATCTGCGCAGGTTCTACGTCGATGTTGAAGTGGTGCGCGGTTACCATCTCGCGGTTAGCCACAAGATCAGGCATGACCTCGACAGCCTCACGCCAGCCGGGCTCAGACGCCAGCTTGTCAGCCGACGGCTTGTAGTCCCAAACGTCCGTGACCTGACCGTTCTTGACCCGAATCCAGAAGCCCGTTTTCGTAGGCATGCTGAAGCTCCTTTTTCAATTCCCCAAAGACTGTCGTCCAGTCCCCATGTCCACTCTGACGGAAGAGGCGAACGCTGTCGTACCACTCCGTCCGCTGTCCCGGCTTAGCCCAA